TTCTCAGTCCAATCCTCATTAGGAGTGTAAAGTGCGTGCGATACTTCGTGGGCAACAAGCATATCATAAACAGTATTGCTTGCCTTTTCCCACATCGGCAGAGTCAGAACACGGGTGTGGACATTAAAGCAGGCAGTTTCTACGTTCTTATGTTCAACTACAAGGTCTTCCGTTGCCAGCAGTTTGGCAAGCATTCCCTTGACTTCAAAATTTACAGGCATCGGTGGTTTCGGTTGCGTATGAAAGTATTATACAGAAAAAGGGGGTCTTGCGACCCCCCTGGTGGACAGTTTGAAAAGTGGTTTTTATCTACCGTGATACCAACCCTTTCCAGCATCTCTTTGAGAACCACCATTTTTTTCTGCTTCTTTAGCACGACGACGAGCAGCTCCCATCCTCATTCTACGCTCTAGCGCATCACCACCTTTATCACGAAGAGATTTCTGTTTTCTTTCAACTTTTTCGTGGGGGAATGGTTTTTCACCTTCAGAAAGAACTTCTTCAACAATACCTTCTCTCCACTCTTCACTCATATGAACCATAATGGTTTCTGCTGCTTCTAGTGTTTCAGCATATCCTTCATCAAGAAGGTGTGAGAGGATGATGTCGTAGATATCTACTTGTTCTTTTTTAAGTTTTGATTTTGCCTTTGCTTCTTTCTTACTATGAGTATCAGCAACATTTATCATTCTATTACTTCTTTCTTTATTTCTTTCTGCTTTTTCGTGTTCTTTTCTTGCTCTGTCGTAGGTTAGTGTGCTATGTGGGTCATTTGCCTCTCTTTCTCTATCTGCTCTCGTATCTGCCTCTCTTTCTGCCCTATATTCAACTTTTCTCATCATTTTGCCGACAGGAAGTTTTTTATAAGACATTTCACTCAACTCACTATTATTACTAACAACTTCCATATATGCTTCTTGGAGATATCGTAAATCTTGGGAATTCATTTTTTTTTACTATACCGTGAAATTATTTATAAAAATAAAAAAACACCCCGTTTGGGGTGCTTGTTCTTGAGTGCCTGACGACGTGCTTTTGCTTGTCGCAGTGCTTGTGGTTTAAGTTTTCGTTTCTGCTCTTTCTTAGAGTGATGTTGCCAATTTGGAGTGGTCATCGGTTTTTGGAATCTTAACTGACTATACGGGAAAATCCTTTGATTTTGTCGAACCTTGTGACACTTTATTTATTGTCCCACCTCCGTAATGCCGATTGTCTCATTTTTTCCTTTGCTTCTGGAGAATGCGTTTTACCTTTCATAGGATTATTTTTAGACATTCGCATTCTCATATTCTCCTTATACTCATCACTATGTTTTTTTCCATACATTCCATTTTTTTCCCCAAAGTTTTTCCTTCTTGGGTCATCTTTCATTTTATTAATTGTCTCTTGAGAATGTTTTTTCCCCAACATAGGCGGTGTTTTTTCCTTTAATTTTTTTATAGTTTCTGGAGAGTGTTTCCATCCAGAATTTATAGTCATTCCCCCACCACCAGAAGAAACGTTTAGTAAGTTGGAATTTTCAGAAATATATCTTATTTCCAAATTTTCAATATAAGAAGCATCTTCACTTTGTTCTAAAATAGATAATTTAAAATTTTCAACTCCATATTTTCTAATAGAGTTATAGAATTTAGGACAATCATTTTTCTTTTTTTCGGTTTTATAAGCATACTGGTGCTTTTTCCACCTCTCTTCAGGATTAAGAGAAGTTATACCAATATATTTCTGTCCCGTAATTTTATTTTCAATACAATATAAACTGTACACCAAACTAAATGAGAATTGAACTATAAATTATTTATAAAATATCATAATTCAGTTTTATATGAAAATCCGTTTTTCTTTTGAAATTTTATAGTACCATCAAACTTATCTTGCAAATCAGTTTTATGAGAAATTACAAATATACTAGAATCCTTAACTACATATTTAATAATTTTTAAAAATTCATCTGCACCAAAACCATCTAGAGAAGAGTCAAAAACTTCGTCAAATAAAAGAATATTACAATTTACGGAATTTTTGACTCTTGCAACTTCACGCCAAGCAAACAACAAACTTAAATCAATTCTTGCTTTTTCCCCCTCAGAAAATGAGGAGTATGAAAAATCTTCGTGAATTGGAGATTTAACAGTTTCGTTAAATTCAGAATCTAATTCAAAATTAATATAAAAATCCATCATTTGAAGGTAACGATTAACCTGTTGATTGATAAAGGGTAGGTATTTTTTAATAATTTTAGTTTTTACACCATCATCTTTTAGTAGTGAATACGCAAAATCATAATTAACTAGATTTTCTTTTTTCTCAACCAATTCATTAAAAGTATCTTGGAGATTCTTTTGATATTCTTCTAATTTCTCATGTTCAGTATTTCGGTTTTTAAGTTGATTGGCAAGTGTTTGAATTTCATTTTCAAGGTCTCCGATTTGTCTCTGGTTGAGTGAAATCCGAGTATTGTTTTGAGAAATGTCATTGTTGAGTTTTAAAATCTCCTTAGAAAGGCTATTGAATTGATGCTCTCTCTTCTTCTCCCCCTTTATTGCCTCATCAAGTTCATCAATCCCCTGACTGAGTTCATCGATTTTATTTTGAGCATCTACAATCTTATTTAACCTAAATTCCTCCTCAATATTTTGAGTGCAAGTAGGGCATACCGTATTCTCATTGAAAAACTTATAATTTTCTGTAATAGAGGATACCTTTTGTGAGATTTTACCTTTCAGATTAATAAGTTTACTTAGTTTCTTTCCAGAACCAGATACTTCATCAATTTGTTTTGTTACTGCAGCAATTTTTTTCTCAATTTTATTATTATGAGACATATAAGATTCATTCTCAGACATTAGAGAGGAAATCTTTTCTTTATTGAGATTTATATTTGCATTTCCACGATTCTCTAATTCAGAAATAAAATTCTTCTGCATCTCAACTTTATCTTCAAATGATTCCTTTTTGAGTGCTAAAGATTTAATTTCATCTTTCATTGTACGAATTGTTTCTTTAACAATCGCATTCATTGATGAAAAAATACGAATGTCTAGAAGGTCTTCAATAACTTCCCGACGATTTGCAGTTGAGAGTTGCATAAAGGGAACAAATGTACTTGAACCCAGAATTACNATTTGTGTAAATGATTTATAATTAACCTTTAAAATGTTTTCTTCAAGAATCTTTTGATTGGCACGGTCATCCGATTCACGATGAAGTTTCTTACCGTCGATTTCAATATCAAAGATATTCGGTTTAATTCCGCGACGAACAAGATAGTTTCTACTGTTAATGGAGAATTCGATTTCCACCAGACAATCTTTTTCATTTGTAGTATTGACTAGTTGTGGTTTATTAATTTTTCTGAAAGGTTTATTGAATAAGACGAAAGTAAGAGCATCTAGAACTGTTGATTTACCTGCACCATTTGTTCCGATAATTAGATTTGTATGGTTCTTTTGGAAATCAACTTCAGTAAATTGATTGCCAGTGGAAAGAAAATTTTTCCACTTAATTTTTTTAAAATGAATCATAATTCAGGGGGAACAACAATGTCGTCTGGTGTGATTACAGCGTATTTGTAATTATACATTGTACAAGTCTTGATGGCAAGTTCATCATCAACTTCTACAACTTCCATCTCCTTTTCATACTGTGGATGGTCCTCCAGCATCATAGCATATCTTTCAGCATCATCCTCCTCCTCAAAGAGAAAAAGAACTTTTTCACCAAATCTATTTTGGACTGAAAATGCACCATCATCTCTTTTTCCTTTTAGAGTTAATAGATACACTATTCTACCTCGCAAGCTTTTTTATAAACTTCCTCAAGAATTGCATTGATTACTTTTTTGTCGAAGATTGTTTCAGATTCTTCCACATATCGATTGAGAATTGAAAGTGTGTTTTCATCTTCTTCAATATTAAAGTCTTCCTTTTCTTCAATTTGAAAGTTTTCGACAATTTTTAGGTCTTGAACACCTGTGTTATATAGTTTATCAATAAACTTTTCAAAAGACTTTGGATTACTCTTCTTTCTTACAATAACTTTCACAATCTTATTCTCATATTCACTGAAGTCAACCATTTGATATGGTGTATCTTCATAGTAAATATTATAAAAAAGTTTATATGGATTATTGACTGGGATATGCTCTAAGGTTTCGGTATCAAAGATATGAAATCCTCGCGTATCATTCACATCATTCCAGAACATCTCATATGGGTTACCAAGGTAAAAGATATGCCCATCATCAGAACGAGTGTGAAAGTGTCCAGAAAATACTTTTTTAAATTTGGAGAATACATCAGATTCCATTCCAGAATCCATAGTATGTCCACGATGGGCTCTAAATCCATTCAATTCAAGGTGTCCCATCGCAATTTTTGCTGGAGTTTTATCAATTAGACGAAGAGTTTCATCATAGTTCTCAGAACAAATCCAAGGAATCATTGCAATATCAAGTCCACCAATATTAACTGTTTGTGGAGAACTATAAGTTTTAATATTTGTATAATCTTCAAGAAGAAGTTCTGGAGAATTCACGCTGTTAGTATTTTTATAATAACAATCGTGATTACCGATAATCATATGAACATCATATTTGGACAATGGTTCAAATACAACTCTCTTTGCCCATTGAA